AGTATCTATGAGCTGCAGCCTAGGAAGCCCACACCCTCCTGATGAGAGAGGATGATTTTATCCGTACTGCTCCGCCACACCCCATTGTGGCTCCCTTCCCTAGTATCCACCGTAGAAACCGTTACCCCAAATTGTAGTAGTAGGCACCAGCGCTTGGAAAGCTGTCGCTGGGGTGGGGGTGGCAGCCCCGCCTACTCATCCACTCTACAATCTGGAGACGTACCACACCAATCCCTTGGTGGCAACGGTCCCCTCGATGTCCACTTTCGCTCCTGGCAAGTTTGCATTGACGGTGACCACAGCTATGGTCTGCCCGTCAGATAGGTAGCGCACGGTGCCGCTTGCCCCGTCACCGATTATCTTTGGCTCGTTGAGTGCCTCTTTTTCCGAACTCATCACCACCAACCAACTACCTGGTGCTTGCAGGTTTATGGTGGTGTGAGTGGGGGTTAACGTTGCTGTCGCATAGGTTGGACCCTCACTTGCCTCTTGGTTGCCAATTTGTGTTAGCGTGGTTATGAAGTTAGGTTCGGAGAACACCAAAGTGTATTCGAAATGGATTTCGCCTACACTGTCGGGAGCTGATTCCTCGAACCCATACGTGGCCAACACGACTCTTCCGAAATCCACCAGCTTGGCATCGTCGCTGGAGGAATCTCTCAGAAACCTATTCGTGCCGTCGGCCGGGATGGTTAGCGTCTTGCTTTCTTTAGCAGCAGTGTCCATGGTTACCCTCATCTGATAGAGCTGAGTCTTATTGGTTGGGATAGGGTCGCTGGAATCATTTGTGAATCCAACGGCTACCTTACCACTCAGGTCATCAGACATGGAGTTAGAATAGCGAACCTTGAAGTTCGTTATCTTGTACTTTTCGTACCCCATGCTGCACACACTGATGCTAGGAAAGCTACTTACATTTCTTGGGTTTATGGCCCAGGAAGTGAATGTGGGAGTCGCACCCACAGTTTTCCCGACGTCGCAAATATATTCCGATCTGGTTACTGAGAAAGTCTTACCTGCTTGTCCAGGTCCCGTGCTGCTTCCCCGCTGGGGTGGGTTCCTGACCCTTGGCCTCACTGGTTGAATTACCTGTGGAGCAAGGGGCATTCTCAGGGCAGTCCGTGCGGCTTTCTTCTGAGCACCGCTCAAACTGCTCCATCCTTTGGCCCGATACTTAGCGGCCCATTGGATGCCACTCGCAGCGAGTTGTTGCACGATCTTGCTGTCCTTATAGCTGTCCATTATTATTTCTGTTTTATGCTTATGTACTGTACCTTACTGGAGTTGTGGTCAATGTAGTTGACAACAGTTTTCTCTGCCAAGATTGCTGTGGTTAACTGAAAATAGAGTTGGGCACTAACTAGAATCACGAAGAGAGATATCAGAGGGGGCTTATGTAGAATGTTAAAAGTTAAAATGGAGGTTGATGTCCACTTTATCAGCAACAATAACATAATTACCGCCCATACTACTAGGAGGTGGCCCCTTGCTGATAGCGTCCTTTGCGATTGATACTCTAGATTTGGTCTTCCCTCTGTTTCCCTGTTCTCCACTTTTACCTCGACTGATACCATTGTCCTGTGCTACTGGTTCTGAAACGTCCATTGTAGTGTGTAATCTGCCAAATTACCATTGGGCCCAAACTCTACGCCTAGGGGGAGGGCTCTGATTCCCTCCTCTAAAGCTATTTGGGCGTCTGGAATGACCCCAAAAGCCAAGTAGAAGCTGTATCTACTCTCCTCGGTTGGTGGAGCAAAGGCCCTATTGGAATATTTGGCCATCATAAACTTTCCACTCTGTTCGATATCGACGTTTAACTTTGGCAACTTAACTCCTTCGGCTATGTCCTGGTACTTACGGTAGAACTCCTGAACAACCGGAATTCCTCCTGTTATACGTTCACCACATAAACCGACAGACTTCATCCATTGCTTCGCGTTATTTTCGTTATTCCAATGGACGAGTGAAAAAGCGTCTTTGCTGATGCTCACCCGTGGGTCTCTGACCATAACGTACCTACTTCCGTCCCATATTGGAGCCATCTGACAAAACCGAACTTTTTCCAGGGTGTAAACGGGTTCTTCTGCGATGCAATTGAATCCATATCTCCTCCATCCCGTCGTTAAATTGCTCACGACGCTGGGGAGATCAGTGGACTCGCAAAACAAAACGCAGTCGTCTCCATTGTTCACCAAACGGCAATTAATTCCTTTCATCAGGTGTCTCGTTATAAGGCAGGCCAGTAGGCAGTTTCCCAATGCTGTATTCATGTCACCACTCATACGGCATCCATCTTTCTTGTACCTTATCATCCCATCATCAGCATACGCAACTCCAAAATTTTTCAGCTGCCAAGACAACAACTGCTGGAGCTCTCTGTCGTGTTTAAAGGATTCCATATAACAGGAATGTTCGAATTGTAGCGCGGGCACAGATACATGTTGGTCAAATCTGCTCATATCGAATCCAACGGCCACTGGTATCTGGAATTCTCCCCACGCGTTGAAGATGTGTTCTCCAACCTGTTCCACAGAGTACCCTTTCATCACCGTCACGCCACCCCATATCTTGTCCAGCGCTCGATACGCGTGATGCTCATACTTCTTTAGGTATCTTCCTAATTCCGTATTGTATCGAGGGCTGCGAGGTTGAATCACTCGGGGTGCGGGGTCAGGTTTAGCATTTATACAGAATTTTTCTGCTTTAATGAACGTCTTTAAGGCTGCGTCCTTCCTGTCCAAGGGTCGTTCGGTCAAACTATCAGCTGCGTTTTGGTAAATCGTTTTCTTCCTGCCATGATAACAATCAACAAATTCCTCTGTTGAGATCCTGGTATGAAGTCCGGCGTATCTAACAAACCTTCGCTTCAAGTAAGCCAACTCTTTGAAAACACCTTGGTGAGGTTGGGGACAAGCTTTCAACTCCTTTGTCTGTTTATCTTCCACGTAGAAAACTCTTTCTAGGAGACCTCTTCTGAGGTTTTGGAACGAATGATTGTGGACTCGGTAATCCAAGCCCGTAGTCATGAAGCTCTGACAGTAGAGTTTTCTAAGTTTATGGGGACCTCCTTTCTCCACTTCGATCATCAGAGGGTGCGATCCCCGACGAATTTTTGTGTCGACACCCTCGAAGTGGAAAAGACACCCCTATTTGGTGAACTGGAATGCCTCCTGTTGAGGCAGTCCATTCATCCAATACCAAGCCCTCTCCCATGCTTCCATCTTGAGAGGGTTCTTCAATAGCTTGACACGCCAATCTTGGATCTGTTGGGCATCTATGCAAGCTATGCGCCTCCTATAGGCTGCGTAACTGTTAAGACTGAGGTTCATGTTGACATCATGAACGTCTGGGGTGAACACCGCTGACATGGCGAGTGCGCACACCTCTCGTGTGTGAGTATCCACGAGATGGTGCTCTTTACACTTCCCTGCCATGTATTTGTAGGCCACGAGGGCATTTGCCCTACTTGCCGTGGGGTTTCCACCCAGGTGGTTTTTGGTTGCACACACGAGCCGATAAACAAATTTGCCCCTGGTGTGACGATTGACCTTTGCCTTGGTTCGGACCACTTGCTCCTTTCCCTCTGCATCCACCTGCTTAACCTCCGTGGTTTCCAACAAATCCGGAAGTTCCTCCACACTTTCCTCATCATGGCAGAGTTCCTCAGCGAAAGGGTTGACCCGGGCTTTGGGATATTTGGGAACCCTTGGTATTGACTCTCCTCCGCTCATGATGTAGTCGTGTGCCGCTCTTGCCATCCGTGCCTCGAATTCCACCACACCTACTACTGTTCTGACTGTGAGTCCTGCCAGACCCATGGCTATAACACCACCCACAATGGGGGGCCCTAAAGCTGCTTTAAAACAAAAATCTAGAAACGGCATCTTCAGTCATGGATAAG